AACGAGTGGCGAATGCGCGATACCTTGGATACCGCAGACACGGATGACCAAACCATTGACGTCATCTACTGCTACCAAAGACTTTTAGATGAAGATGATGTGCCTGGTATCTATTGCAGCGTTATTTGTTCCGCAGTGCCTTTGCTGTTTGGCAAGCACACCCTGCTAGACTACGGTTCGGGGCAGTACCCATTCGTAATATCAAAGCTGGAAGAAACTTCCAAGCGGATGTACTCAAGCCGCAGTTACCCTGAGTTGTGCGAAAGCTTACAACAAGTGCTCAAGGTGGAAACGGACGCACTCATTGACCGCACTTCCCTAGCGACTTTGCCACCTCTGGAACATCCACTTGGTAGAGCGCCAAGCGCATGGGGGCCGGGTGTAAAAGTACCTTATCGCACACCGGGCGAGACACACTTTGCAGATACTCCGCGATTTGATGCTGGCAACGTTGAAATCCGTAGGTTCATTACTCTCGCGGCAGACCGTTACTTTGGTCGCAACGCCGCCGGGGTTGACCCCATAGAGGCGCAAGCCAAGCAGCAAGCGGTGGTGGACAAGGTGTTCGGACATCTGAAGCAAGTATTGGATCAAGTGTACGACTTGTACCAGCAGTACGGCCCTGACGAAGAATACTTCCGTGTAACGGGTGTGAACGATATTCAGAAGTTCAGCAAGGGAGCGGCGGGAGAGAGATTTGATTTTTGGTTGAGTTTTGACGTAGCCTCGCAAGACCCTCAACAAATGGTTGAGCGCGTGAAGGCAATCGCGGAGCTTGGCGGGATGCTAGATAAGAACGGCACGCTAGACACGGAGAAGCTACTACAGGTAGCGGTTGGGCAAATACTACCGGGAGCGGCTGAGAGCATCATGCTACCTACGGAAACCGCATCTGCGAAGGCAGTGGACGAGGAGCGTCAAACAATCGCAGAGATTTACGCCGGAGTACCACCCAACGTCCAAGAGGGTGACGCGCACGAAGCGAAACTACAAATTTTTCAACAATGGCTACAACAGCCTGACATCACCCAAAAGGTACAACAAGATCCTGCGCTTCAAGAGCGGATTGATACTTATCTTAAACAGCGTCAGATGCAGATCATGCAGAAACAGAACGCTAATATCGGCAGGTTGGGTACTGCTCCTACTCCATACGGTCAAGCCGCTGCGGGGTAAGAAAGGAATCGGATGCCAGGTTAAACAAAAAACAAACATAAAAGAAATGCCAATAAACAAACGTAAATCTCGTGTGCAGCCCAAACCTGCTGCAAAGAAATCATATACTAAAAAAGCGGTGACTGATGCTTATCGCGAAGTGCAGACTAAGATGCGGAAGGAGGTTACGAAAATACGGGAGATAAAACCTCACGGGAAAAGCAGCAGTTCAGCAATGGAAAATTTATCCTATCCACGCGCCCATCACGGAGGTCACTTTAACAAGGGGATTAAGCAACTACAGGACATTGGCATGAAGGCTCGCGCCAAGCGAACCAAGGCAATCAGCGCCGCTGCGAAGAAGCATGGTGTTCCCAAGTCTCAAATTACTGCCCTAAAGCCAATAAACCCCGGCGAGATAGCAAGTAAGCAAGCACGGAAGTTCCGATCAGAGCAATCTGAGACTGCCAGACTTATGGGGGTTGTTGGGAGATATTAGCTAACAAAACGGTGATGTGGCGCACCTCCAGACCAACTATGACATGATTACTCATCGCGGTGAAAAGTTCAGTGGCGTAAACAAGCCCAAGCGAACTCCAAGTCACCCGAAGAAAAGTCACGCAGTCTTAGCCAAGGAGGGAGCCAAGATGCGCTTGATCCGCTTTGGTCAGCAAGGGGTATCGGGCGCTGGCAAGAGTCCTAAGACCGCATCTGAGAAAGCTAGAAGGAAATCCTTCAAGGCAAGGCACGCCAAGGATATAGCGAAGGGGAAAATGTCCGCAGCTTACTGGGCGAATAAGACTAAGTGGTGATGTGGCGCACCTTCAAAAAGAATGGTATTGGGTCATTGCCATGTTCTTATTCTTTCTAGAGCGTGACGTAATAGTAGACACTTTATTCCTCATCCTTGGCATCATATACAACGCTACGAAGTAATGCCTTTTAAGAAACTAAAGAACGGAAAGTTCCGATCCCCGTCCGGCAAGCAGTTGAGCGCCAAGCAAGTTCGCGCTTATTATGCCTACCGAAAAGCTAAAAAGAAAAAGTAATGTTTACAAAATTCATATCCAGCCTCACTAAGACTTATCACGAACTGGACACCGGTGAAGTAATCAAGGCGCTGGCGATCATTCGTGAAGAGCCACACTTCAAACAATTCATTGAGTTCCGCGAAGCTCAGCGAGAAGAGGTCATAAGACACTTGGGAGCGGAGACGGAGACCAACCGTCACTTCCTACTCACGGGAAAGCTGGAAGCCATAGACCAAGAATTGGATATGATTAAAACACTTTCATAGCATCCACACACTGCTATAGCCCTTCTTCTGCATAGCGGGAGAGGGGCTTTTTTGTGCCACGACGTCAACCATCCGCTAAAGGGGGGGGCTTTAGCGAACGGGATAATTTGGGGTAAAACTACAAGAAAAAAAGAAGCGGTTTGCTGGGAAAAAACTTCGGGCATGTTGGTAATCAGTGAGTTGTGCAGATTGTTGGATTATTTTTAATTTTAGGCAACAATGTAAATTTGGGGTAAAACTAAAAAAAGTCCTTAATGCAAGTCACTTGCAATAAGATTGCCATATGGGCTACGAGAAGCTACAATTTGCAACACTGAGGCAAAACGCCTCTGAAGTATTATGGAAACATCAGTACAAGAGGTAGTCTCCGAAGCCTCTGAAAATTCGGTGGAAGTTGAAACGCAAAGTCCGGAGGGCAACCTTACGATGGCAGAGTTCGCAGACTCGTTACTGAAGAAGCGAACGACACCGGAAGAAGAACCCGAAGGCGCAGAAGGTGAAGAGGAATCCGCTGAAGATACTGCGGAAGAGTCCGATCCCGAAGCAACGGAAGTCATGGAGCAGGAAGCGGAATCCGCTGAACCGCCCCCAAACACTTCTGATGTTCTTTCTAAGTTTAACGTAGACCTTGATTCACTCTCAGAAGAAGAGTCAACGGCACTCGCCAAGCAGTTGAATGCTAGTGCGGTGAAAAGGTTCGGCAAGCTGACGGCTCAAAAGAAAGCCCTAGCTGCTGAAAACCAAGCACTGCAAGAGCAAGCACAACAAGCCCAGCAAGCGCCGCCACCTGCATCGTCACCAGCCTTTCTAAGCGAAAACGCTTTGTCCGGGGCAACGAACGATCAGCAACTTCTAACGGAGGTGGAAAATCTCAACTCACTCATTGAGTGGGCAGAGGAAGGAATGGAGAATGAAGCGCAGTACGATGATGACGGTAACGAATACGTAGTCAAAGACGCTGACAAAACCTACTCCAAAGCTGATCTCAAGAGAATCCGCAACAACGCTCGCAAGATAATCCGCAAGGATGCACCTGCGAGACAAGCGTGGATCAAGGAACGCGCAACCGCAGACCAGCAAGCGATAGACACTTTTTCTTTTTTGGGAGATCCCGAAAGCGAAGATTACGGTCTCTTCATGCAGGTCAAAGGAAGCGCGCTTTACAAACCTTTGGTAGACCACCTACCTAACTCCAACTTCGCGTTGGGGCTAATGGTAAAAGGTCTGCGTTCCGTCCAAGCTGAACAAGCTGCGGCGGGGAAGCCGAAGAAGACGAAGAAGCCGAATGCACCAGCCGCCACTACGGAGGCAGCACCGGCAAAAGCGTCAGGGCCAAAGGGAGAAACGAAAGCACGGAAGTCTTTGGAAGCGGCTTATGCGCGATTCCAGAAGTCAGGCAACATGGCAGACTACACCGACTACCTAAAGCTCAAGCGGAAGGTAGCATAATTTAACAATCATATAAAAATCAAGGAGGGCCACATAAAATGGCATCAAGCACAACTTATAATACCGCTGGGAATAGACAAGATCTCACGGATATTCTCACAATCTTAGAGCCGGAATCTTGCCCGGTAACATCACTAGCTTCCAAGAAGACTGCCACCGGCACGTTCTTTGAGTGGCAGGTAGATGATCTTAGCACCGCAAGTTTTGACGGAGTTAATGAAGGTGAAGACGTCACAAGCTTTTCCAATCAAGCTGCCAATCGCACTCGCCTTGGAAACTATATCCAGAAATTTAGAAGAAGTTTTATGGTTTCCGATTTACAACAGTTGGTAGACACCGCTGGCGTTGCCAACGAGTTTGCCAATGCCGAAAGCAAAGCAGTACGAGAATTGAAGCGTGATTTTGAAGCTGCAATCTGCTCTGCTCAAGATCGCGACATAGAAAACGGCGCAGGTAGCCCATACAAAACTCGCGGAATGTTCAAGTGGCTAGGACTTGGTGGTCAACCTGCTGACGTCCCTGCTGGTTTTCAGAATGTTGCCAACGATACTGGTGGTTCACCTGTTACCGAATCTGATTTTAATACAGTTCTTCAAGAACTCTACACAGCTAACGGAATGCCAGGTGGTCAGCTTACTCTAGTTGCCGGGCCAACGTTGAAGCAAAATATCTCTGACTTCAGCCGTCAAGCCGGAGGAGCAGGGTTTGCTTATCAAGTTACGCAACCTGCTGAGTCCAAGAAGATCACACTATCAGTAAATCTCTACGAG